CTTTCCGGCGTGGCATGGGCGAGCAAGTCCTTGACCGTCAGGTCCTTCTTGTCCTTGAACATGTTGGTCAGGCCGGCCATGCCGAGTTGCTGCACCACCGGATGGTTGGAAGCCATCGCGTCCATGATCGCTTTCTTCGGATTCGCCTTGTACTCCATCGTACCGCCGTAAGCGTCCGTGCCCTCTCCGCCGGGCAGGGTGACAGGCGCTGAGCCTTCCATGTTCCCCATGAACTGCGCCATGCCGGAGGTCAGGTCTTGCTTGTACCGAGTCCCCAGCTCCTTCCGCTCATCCGAGGCCTTCTCCAGCCCCTTCGCTCCGACCACGGCCTGGAGCACCTTCAGCACGCCTTCCAGCGGGCTCTTCTTCACAGCTCGGTCCCCGACCATTTCGGTCCCGCCGGGCATCTGCATACCCTGCGCCATCATGGCCTGAGCGATCGCTTCCTTGCGCTTCAGCTCTTCTTCTTCGACGTTGTAGTCGTAGTTCTGGAGTGGTGCTGTGAGTTTCATGCTTCACCCAATTCGCTGTTCAGCTCTTGCAGGGACCGCAGGAGTTCCTTGCGGATGGTCTGGAGGTTGACCCGGTATTCCGTCAGCTGTTCCGGATGGCGAGCCGCGAAGAACTTCGCTTTCCCATCATCCCACCACGCAGTGCAGGTCATGCACTCCAGTCCCGTCACGCCGAAGTTCTCGTAGATCGGGTTCCACGGAGCACCTTTGTTCCGCAGGTACTCGAAGACCATTTCGTGGGTCCAGTCCTTCAGCGGCAGCAGTACGTGGTAGTAGGGGCTCTGGCCTTCGAACGGCACCTTGCCGGTATCGCAGAGTTTCGTCCCGCGGATCACGCAGTCCACGCCATCCTCGATCATCTGCCTGTGCATCGGGGCCATGACGTTGGTACTGCAGCACTGGAACCGGCTGACCATGCGGGTGTCGGACATGCCGTACAGCACGCCCAGGAACTCACTCCGCGTCGGGAGCAGGTCCGTTGGCATCCCGTTCTCCGCTCGCCAGGCCTTGGAGTCGGACTTGATGACCTTGAAGTGCGGAATCCACTCCTTCACCTGTTCGATGATGGCGTAGGTTTCTGGCGGCATGTCACCCGTGTTCAGGTGATACACCGTGATCTTCTCCAGGAACGGCTTGAACGCGTAGAGCAGCGCCAGCGAGTCCTTCCCGCCGGAGAAGTGCAGAGCGACGTTTTTGAAGTTGCTGAGGTTCATCAGATGAAGGCCGCCGCGATGGTGGAGAGGGCTGCCGCGCCCGCTGCGTTCGTGCTGTTGGCACTGGCGACATCCGCGTTGTAGCCGCCCATCTGGCCCTGGAAAGCCTGCCAGATATTCCCGCCCACGTTGGTCGGCTGGACGTTCGTGCCGCTGGGCGTGCCTCCGAAGCCGGGCATCTGCATCTGGCTTCCCGAGGCCAGTCCATTCATCTCGTTCAGGATGTTGTTCCGCTTGCGGGTCCACTCGTCTTCAGAAGTCCGACGGTCGCCTTCTCGAAGGTTGAAAGAGTTGATGGCGTTGGTCATGCCTTGGCTGTTCGCCTGCATCCCCATGCCGAAGTATCGCTGCATCTCCGCGCCGCCGCCGGCCACAGCGTTCTGGCCTGCCGCTGCGTACGCGTCGTTCTTCGAGCGATTGAAGGCGTCCATCTGCGTCTTCCACGCTTCGCTGCCCTCGACCAGCCCGCGGTTCATCAGCTCACTCCGCATGGAGTTTTCTTCCTGCTCGAACTTGGGGTCCAAGCGGGAAGTGAAGCGTCCGTAGAGCGCGTCTTCGACCTTCTGGCGGTAGGCTTCGTCAGCCTCGGGCATGCCGGGAACGCCACGAAGCTCCTTGGCTGCGTTGCCGCCGTCGGGCAGCTTGGTATAGTTCAGCGGACGACCCAGGGTATCCGTAGCCTGGCCTTGCAGCTTCTCGAGCAGATCTTGCTTCACCAACGCGGAGCCGTTCTGCGCGTCGAAGAGCTTCTGCATCTCCGGGTTCAGCTTAATGGTGGAGGTCCATTCATCACTGGGGACGTCATCCCAGTAATCTTGCTTGCGCGGGCGTCCGGCCGGGTCATGTGTGGCAGTTCCGCCATCAGCTGCGACTCCAGACGCATCCGTGGCAACAGCGCCGGCTCCGGGGGCTAGACGAGCGCCTGCGGAAGCGGAGGCCCCAGCTGCACCCCCATCCACGCCACCACCTGCGGTACCACCGCCTGTGCCCGCACTGGTCGTCCCGCCATCCACGCCGTTGGAGCCAGGTCCGCCACTGGTAGGCCCGCCGCCACCGCCAACTCCCCCTGTGTTGACAGGGAAGCCCGTGCCACCGCCAGTCGGATTGTTGGCCACTTGGCCTGAAATCTTCGCTTGGTTCCAGGCCGTCAAGGCTTCGTTGTACCCCCTGGTATCGAACTCCCGCGTTCCGGGGGCTTGGTTCCAGCTCAGCGTGCCCCAGGGCGTGACTTGGTCAGCTCGGTTGAGCTGGGTGTTCAGCCTGGCAGCTTCGCTATTCGCGCGAGCCTGTGCGTCAGCTACAACGTACGGATCAGGTGTTTCGGGAGCGCTGCCGCCGGATGCCATAGTCGTCCTTTAACCAGTTGCAATCTTCCCGCAGTAGACCCAGTATGTAAGCGTCACTGTCGGGAAACCATTTCCTGACGGTGCCTTCAATCTGGAAACCTAACTGCTGTGCAAGGTTCAAAGACTTGGCATTTCCAACTCTGACAAAGGCCGTCACCCTATGGCAGTTCAACTGCACAAACGGGTAATAGGCCACTGCGAACGCGAATCGCTTCGTTATGAAGGTTGGCGACTCACTCGCAACTGTTATCTCACATGACCCAGGAGTGAACCTGGAATATACCACAACGCCAAGAATCTTACCATCCTTGGACAGTGATGTCAACCACTTTGCTTCAGGTGGTGGTATTTCCCAACACAAAATCTTCGAAGCCCAAGCCAGGTAGCGCGGGTCCTGGCTGAAGTCGAGCATCAGAGCAACCCGGCGCCTTCCACGATGAAGTTGGTGGCTGACCAGTCCGCTGTCAGGTCCTTGGCGAAAAGACGGAGTTTGAAGCTGAACACATCGCCGACCTTACAAGGCACGGATTTCCAGCCAGTAGCTTGTGTTAGCGCCCCACCCCAGACGCTGGAGTCGTAGAGGGCGGTTCCGTAGAGGGAAGCTCCGCCGCCGATGGAGGTATATTGCTGAGGCGGTGCCCCGAGGTTGTAATCTGTGTCCAGCGCCATCGTCAAGATCACAGCACTGTTCACGGTCATCTGAGGCTGAACGAGGGCAACTTTCTTCTTCCGCCCACGAGGGCCAAGGGGAAGGAAAGCGTTGATGGCAATCCCGTCGATGGCGGCGTTGCTGTCGGAAGTTCCCGTCCAGCCCTTCTTGATCACATTGCTGTTGGCGAAGTACAAAGTACCGTCCAGCACGGCCAGCGTCGATGAGTTCCAACCTTTGAACCTGCACCAGGCCCCTGTGATCGTATTCATCACAAACTGATACGACACAGAAGCCGTCAGCGGGACATTGACGATGAGGGCAGGTCCCTTTGGCAGCAGGCTCATGCACCAGCCGTAGATGCTGCCGTAGACCTTGTAGTAGTCGTTGAATGCGGACTGAATTCGATCGGTGAGGGCGGCTCGCTTGTCCGTTTCGGCAGATTGCAGTGCCTGAGACAGCGGCCAGAGCCCTTGTTCCGTCAGCACGCCAACGTCGCCACCGAGCTTGACGAAGCAGCGCTTGCCGATGGGCTTGCCGACGCTGTACACGCCGATCAGGGCGAAGGTGTTCAGGGAACTGGGATCGGTGCCTTGGTAGACAGCAATCTCACCTTCACTGGTAATCGCCACGAAGCGGTCTTCAGGGCCATCCCCGGCGTCCACAGTCCAGTTCGTCGTAGCCATGAGGTAGCCCCCACGCTTAAACACTTGGCCAAGGTCAAAGGCGACAAAGAGCCCCCCGATGCTGTTCAGCGGGCCGTACCAGAACTTGAGGCTATCCAGCTCACACAGGATCAGCCGATACTTGAACAGCGCCACGTTGGTGACTGAAGTCGTGGTGATGCCGGTGAGGGCAGGCACGCTGACTCCGTTGAGAATCGTCCAGACATCCGTGAGGCTGTTGTACAGGCGGACTCCGTTGACCCCGTTGCAGGTCCAGAGATACGCCGTACCGCCCACGTTGATCTGGGTGTATTCGAAGCGACCATTGGTAGCCGCTATGTCAGCAACTGCCACTGCACCACCAGCCGTGATGTCGTAGATGCCTACGCTGGTGGCTGCGAAGAGCTGATAAGTGCCGTTGGTTTTGGCCAGCCCCATCAGTGTCTCTACGTTCTCCCCGCCAGGCACTGTGGCGAAGGCCTCGCTGCCCGGACGCAGGGTTACGGAAGTCGTTCCGGGGAACCAGTTGTCCAGCGTGATCGCATCCCCCGGACGCATCTGGGCAACGCTATCCCTCGCATTCCAGCCCCGGATGGGTGCCGGGAGTTGAAAGCTGTAGGAGAGGTTCGGCTCAGCTTCGCGGGTAGTGCGGCGCATTAGACGTTCCAGTTACCTAAGGGGACCATGACACCGGGGCTGACCTGCGGATCGGACTGCCCGGCAAGGCTCAGAACTCCCGCGGTGGACTGCCGACTCAGCGTGTTCGTGAGCAGGAATTCGAAGTCATCGAACTCTTGCGTGTAGGCCAGGCCCTTCTCCCTCCGCCACTTCCACTCGAGCCCCTTGAGCAGGAGGTCATCGTCGAGGACGAAGGTGTCGGTATCCACCGTGAAACGAGCCTTGTACGTCGTACCATCGGCAGCCAGGATGCCGTAATCGCTGGAATACTCGAAGTAGATGTTCAGGCCCGCCGGCATCGTGGGCTGCACCCAGAAGTGATCTTGCCACACCCGGAAGGTGTAAAAGGGGCCGGTATAGACCAGCGCCTTGTTTTCCTGCCACTGCGGAGCCGATCGCGGGCCGAAGAGCTGTCGTCCGTTCGTACGGTCAAACAGCGTTTCCGGGATGATGAACTTGAAGCCGGAGGGCGCCATCGTGGACATAGCGCCTTGATCTTCCGACGCCACGCTGGTGAAGCTTCCCTGCTTCTGCAGCCGCGCCCATGCGCCGGGACGCTTGACGATGTCCGCCACGACTTCGTTGCACAGGCCCTTGAGCTGGCGGATCGTGGGGTCGACAGTGCCTATGACCGAGCTTGCCTGATCCAGGCCCCGCCGATCGCAGAACTCGTTGATGAGGTCAATCAAGGTCATAGGTCTTGCTCCTTACAGCTTACGCTTCATGCCGCTGTCGATCTTCGCGTCGAGGATGTCGTCGGAGGTCAGGCCGAGGGTCGGGGTTGCGGGGCTGCTGGCACCGGCCTTGGCCCGGAGTGCGGCGTTCGCTTCGGCCAGGTCCTTGAGCTGCGCATCCTGCGCCTCGAGCCGGGCCTTCAGAGCGTTCAGCTCTTCCGCGACCTTGCCCGGGCCGTTCGACGCCGCCAGGAAGTCCTTGGCCTTCTGCACCAGCGACCGCCCACCCATGCCGAGCCGGCGGATCACTTCCTCGTTCGAGCCCGCAAGCACTTCCACCGTGAGGATGTGGAGATCTTGGAGCATCTTGACCTGGGCCGGCGAGACGATCGGCCAGTTGATGACCGGCGTGCCTTCCAGCGGGACTTCCTTGCCTTCCCTCCAGTCGTCGAACGCACGGCGGTAGCCCTTGAGCCACGTTGCGTCGAAGCGGCCTTCACGGACCTGGGATTCCAGGTACTCGAACCACTCGCTGACCACGCGCTCGATCTGGTCCTTGGACCCGTGCGGGGTGATCAGGACGAAGTCCACGTCCTTGGCCACGTAACGACCTGCGGTGATCGAGGCTTCCCGGTCTTCGACAGGACGACGCTCGAACATGATGAACGGCGCTTTTGCGTCCGCGATTTGCACACCTGGCATGAAATTCCCCTAACTGTTCTGTTTCCCCTAAAAAACCCCAGGGCCGAAGCCCTGAGGAACACACCCGGGGAAGGAAGGTGTGAATTGGTGCCGGGTTAGCGGCTGTTCATCGAGGGGTAGCTGATCTGGGCGACCGCGAAGCCGGCGGCGGGAGTGCCGTCAGCCGTCTTGATGGTCATGCCGTCGATGCCGCTGCCCGCCACGACCGCGTCGTCGATCTGGCCGCCGGTTGCCGTGCTGTAGGCAGCGGTGTTAGCCGCGACCGTGCCAGCCTTCACCACGGCGGCGCCCTGGATCTGGTACCAGCCGTACTGCGAGGCGACGTTGGCAGACATGGCGACTGCGCACGGGCCGCGGGAAGCCGCGACGGTCAGGGTGGTGGCGCCAGTGCGATCGTCGAAGATCGCAACGCTGCCGACGACGGTGGAAGCCACGCCGAGCAGGTAGATGAACTCCCCTTCGCCGTAGGTGGGATCGAAAGCCTTGGCTTTCAGGCCGATGCGGACCTTTTGGGTCGTGTCGGTGTCAGTGACGGGGGGAAGCCCCACGATGGTATCGGACCAGGCGTATGCCATTTCGTTTCTCCAGAAAAAGGAACAGGTTGACTTGGACTAGACCGCCGGGATTACTCCCTAGTAATTCCCGGAGTCTACGGCGGCCGCTTAGGCCTTGAGCACGCCTTGCTGCGCGCGGTTGCTGACGACCATGTTGCCCATCCAGAGGATCGGCATGACGACAGCGTCCTGGTTGTAAGGCCGCATCTCGTCGACCATCTCCATGTCGGCGTCCTTGTGGACCACCAGCTCGATGTAGTCCGTGTTCAGGAAGTACATGTGGTTGGTCGGGATGCCGCTGCCACCGTCGAAGATCACGTCGCAGCCCTTGTACTTCAGGGCTCCCAGGCCGCCATCAGCGCCGTGGCCACCGTCGCCGGTGTAGCGCTTCAGCGCAACTTGCGACGCCTCGTAGAAGGCGAAGTAGTTGTTGTCGGCCACGATCAGGTCCGGCTTGTCGTCGCCGCGGACCATGTTCAGCCACAGGTACAGCATCAGGCTGTTCTCGATGGTCGTCGCCGAAGGCGTGATCGCGCCGCCGCCCTGGATCGGGGCTGCTGCGGACTGCACCTTGTTGGCCCAGAACGCCCAGGTCGTGCTGTTGATGCCGCCGACGGTGCCCAGGCCGGTGTCCGCGACCAGCGCCTGCAGGCCGTTGATCTGGTTCGACAGGGAGCCGTCGCTGTAGATGTCCGAGGAGAAGTTGTTCTTGAACGTGCGGATCGCGTTCTTCATCCGGGCCTTCGCCAGGTTGATGATGCGGGAGTCGCCGCTGTTCGTGCGCAGGTCCTGGCCGGAAGCCACGACGTTGACCGCGATCTGGCGCCACTGGAACTCGGCCGCGGACAGCACGTCGCTGGCGCCGATGTTGAGCACATCGAAGCCGGAGAAGCGCTGGTACGTCCCGTTCTCGGCGTAGTCCAGGGGTGCCGCAATCGACAGGCCGCCGTCTTCACGACGCACGTTGCCTTTCTTGTAGATGCGGCGCAGCAGGGCGTTGTTCTTGGACACGTTGTCCTTGATGTCCTTGCTGTGCTTGCGGAAGGTCGTGGAGACCAGTTCCGTGAAGGTGCTATTGGGGGATGCCATTCAGATTCTCCGAAAAGGTGGTTGACTTACTTGGTCCGGCTCCGGATGGAGTCCAGGGTTGCTTGCATCGTGTCTTCCATGCTTCCCGAAGCAGCCGTGTCGCCGCCTTGGTGTCCGCTGGTCCTCACTCGATTCGAGGCCCGCTTCGCAGCCGCCGCCCGTTCCGTCGCTTCCTTCTGGGCCTTCTCGACGGCTGCCGCTGTGATGCGTTCCGTCTCTCTGGCCCGGGTCACGGGGTTCAGGTGGACAGCCTTGTCATAGGCTTCCTTCAGGGTCATGGCGCCCCCTGACGACCGGATGAGCAGGGCGATTTCGTCCGCAACATCGTAGAAGTAAGGGTTCGCTGGGTCTTCGGCAAAGGCGTCGATGGCCGACTTCTGTTGTGTCAGCTGTTCGGTTCTCGTCGCCTCTGCCGAAGCATTCAAACGGGATTCTAGCGCGCTCACCTGATTGCGCAAGTCCACGACTTGGGGGTCCTCGTAGGCGGGCGTGGTATCC